GTCGACTAATTTGCGCTCTTCTGCTAGTTTCTGCGTTTTCCGTGTGTAGTCAGCTTCACGTTGGTAGCCTCGGATCAGTTCATCCTTGGGGACTTCGATTTCTTTGCCATCAACTTTGACAACAAACTTCTCATCCCTAGGAGCTTCTTCTTCAGCTTCCTCTTCTTCGCCTTCTACTTCCTCAGAAGTTTCCTCTGTTTCGTCTTGCGGCTCCGCAGATTCCATTTCCTCAGACTCAGATTCGGATTGCTCCTCCTCTGGTTGCGCCTCTGCACTAGTGTCAACACCCTCTTGGCTGTCTAGCATAGTAGCAAAGCTTTGCGCTGCTTGGTTTACTGTAATCGAACCGACTGCTTGTGCGTTATCGGACATATTTACCTCTTAGTTGAACAATCATTTTGCCTTTGGTGGGCGACCACGCTGGCGTGTAAGCACGACTTCTGCCATCTTACCTGTGTCCATAACAGAGCGTAGTTTCGTTCTCAATAGATCTACTGTCTTCAAGAGCATATACGCTTGTTCACGCACAGGACCTTCCATCATTGTGGAATTCCTAATCTCTCTGTAACAGTCATCTTCTATTTTTTTGATTAACTCATTTAAGAGTTCATCTTCCAGAAGTAACTTCGCTCTGTCACCTCTTGCGAGGTTAATTTCTAATTCATCCATATCACATCATAGGTTGGGGCTGTTGAGGCACTTGACTCATTGCAGCTTGTTGACGGATTAACTCTCGGTCTTTATTCATTGCGGCATTAATCTCCGCACTTTGAATTTGTACACCATATTTCAATTCTAGCTCATATCTACGCAAAATACCATCTTGTTCAATACGATCACGCTCACGATCATCCATTAACATGGTTTTTTCACGCTCTAATTGCAATTCTGCAGCCTTCTTTTGAATATCAGCTTGAATTGATTGGGCTTGTACTTGAGCCAACATCTCCTCTGGAGTTGGCTTTGGAGGAGGTGGCTCTGGCAGTTTAAAGTCAACAGGCAACTGGTTAAAGTAGTTCTGTGAATCTTTAATACCTGCCAACTGCAAAAGTTTAGTTAATGTATTGGTATATTGTGGCAAAGAAACAACAGGATTATTAGGACCAGTTTCTTTAATAATCATTTCTTGACGCATAGCCACTTGATTCAGAATATTAATTCGGTCTTCAATAGTGCCATCGCCAACGCCAACATTAACAATTACATCCATATTGGCATCCCAAGAACGAGGATCAATAGGAATGAATGTATTACGCAAACGCACCATACGCTCTTTATCTTGATTCTCAATAACCAACTTCAAGATGCCAGTAAACAGCTTGCGTAAGCCTGTTTCAGCAAAGATACGAGCAATCATCTCAATGTGCTGATGTGCGGCATTGACAGTCGCAGATACTGCGGCTTTAGTAGTGCTTTGCAATGCATCTGCATCCAAGCCAGAGGCGGCTTTAGAAATGCCTGTGCGAGTCTGTTTAATGTCATCCAAGTAGTCAAGCATAGGAAATGCTGCCTGACCAACAAATGGAGTGGTAAATGGCTGAACCATGCCTGGCGCTCTCATGCGAATAACAGCACCGACTTCTGTATTCAGGACATCTTCCATGTTGGCTTGACCCTCAACGATGGCTGTACGAGGATGGATAGATTGAGCCAAGGAGTCCAAAATGCCACGCTGAACATTGGATTTGATACGCTGAATGTCCATCACTACGTCAGCAGGACACATACCAAAAAAAGTATGTGGCTCTGGGTCTGGACAGAAGTCAGCAAACTGGCGGTCATCAACAATTTCATTGCGAATAACTTTGTTGCCAGAACCAACTGTGCAAATTCTACGCATCTCAGCAATGCCATCACCATCAAAGTCTACCTTTAAGTAGCCTTCAATGTAGAGAACACTCTTGCTTGATGGATCACCATTGTTTGCAGTACTAATAACAGCAAATGGGTTACGAGCTTGATACTCTTGATTGTTGTCAAAATCATTGCCATTACCTGCAACTTCAACCATTTCATCATAGTCATAACCCATTGCGACTAGATCTGAAACAGTCTTCATAGTCCTATGGCCTACAAAAGTAGCCTCATCAATGGACTTGGATCTGCGGTCAATCAGGAATTCTTCAGGTGGCAATGCCTCAATCTTGACTTTGCCAGATTTAATTCTGCGCTTGATCTCCACATCGTACATCATGGGAGGTGGAGTCATAATTCCTTGGGCAAGATTTTGCTCTGCCATGCCAGGAATTGGATACTCACGCACCGCAGAAATCTCAATGTCTGGGTCTTGCGTCAAGAACATCATTGTCTGCTCATCAAGCATAGAGAATGATTCTGCACGAACTTCTACAGACTCATCCCACCAGTACTTCACAATACCGCACTTGCGTACCAAAGCATCTTTAAATGCTGAGTGGAGAATCTTAAAGCCTGGGTTATCACGCTTAAAAATGAAGTCTACATAGTCTGTGGCTTGTTCAGCAGATTGAACATCTTCTGGTCCTTGTGGTGCAAACTCAACCACACGCTCTGGGCCAAAGAAAATACGCATCAAGCTTGGCAAAATACCTTGAACAGTATCTCGCACATCCATTGATACTACTTGTGAACGGCCTTCTTCCTCATCACCAAAGGGTTGACCATAATAGTATTCAGTTGCTAATGCACGATTGCCACCAATGTCATCATCAATGAAAGAAATTGCATCAGTAATCTCGGCTGAGATAACGCCTTGAAGCTCCTCTTCGGACATTACTTCTCGGTCTTCCATCTCGCCTTGCAAGGTTTCAGCCATCAACATTGGGTTATCTTGTTTCATTTTTAATCCTTAACGTCCTGCAATGTATGGAAGGATACCTTGCGATGAACCGCCATAGCCTTGGAGTAATGATGGAATGCCACCAACATAATTGTTTGCCATGCCGCCACCAATTCGCATTTGAGGTGGGGTCATCATTTGCTCATCTTCTTTATTTTTAAATGCATATTTATATGCACCTGACAACATATCGCCATATGTAGCATTTGGATTCGTCATTGTTTTATATGCTTCCATAGTTGGAGCAATAGCTTGATTTCCAATGTTTCCAATAGTACTACCTAAACTTTCCAAGCCAGTTTGTGGAGCCATACCACCACTTGCTACTGCTTCTGACATGCCAGCTTCAGCAGAAGGCAAATATGATTCCATTAAGGCTGCAAAAAATTCACCCATTATTCTTCTCCTTCTTCTTCCATGTCGTATTCTGTCTTAGCCATCATCAACATATTCTGTTGATTCTTGGTCATCTTCTGGGTAATAGGACCACCAGATAACCATGCTGAACAGGTACGAGCGCCAGCACATTTAAAGTCAAACAGCTCACAGTAGCCTAGATTAGCCGCACCTTGGACATCTTTGGCATAGCCATCAGTCTCTTCATCAATGCCTTTGAGAATGCAGTCTAGCATCTCTGGTGTTTGGATGAAGGCAGCGCAATTTCCGCAACGCATCTCTTTAGCGTCTTCAACAGGAGTTTGCCACTCATCTGCTCGGGCTTGCCAGAACTCTTCATTCTCTTCTTTTGGATTGGCAGGACCATAGCCAACATTCTTAAAAGCCCAATTTCTAGCCTTTAAGTTGACTTTGATATCATAGGTAGCAATTGGACATTTCATGTGTTCACCATTTAACTTTGTTAGCCCAATAAGCCGCACTCATCTTGCCCTTAGCAATGTTCTGAGCATGACGAGCTTTAAAGGCTTCATTTCTTTTAGATCCATCAGGAGAGCCAGATACTCCCTGTTGACCAAAGCGGATTAATTTAACTTCATCACCAGACTTAGCCAATACTGCGTGACTTTTCTTTGGATGACCAGGAGTTTTCTTAGGCTTGTTGTAGCCAGAGAACTCTTCTGAACCACGTTTAATCATTTCTTTTTAGCAGTCTTAGCCGCTTGCTTAAATGCTTTAGCAGTTGGAGCGCCCTTACCGCCAACTGGACGCATCTTTTCTTTAGAGCCTTTTTCAATACGCTCACGCTTTGCATGAATGTTTGCATATAAGCCCTTCATTTCTTGCTCCGATTGGTAGCAGTACGGCTTCCACGCTTGGGCATAGAACGAGCTTCAC